ATTTGAGAGTCTACATTTTTTGCGAGCGCATAGCCAGCATCATCTGTGTAGAATTTTCTCATTGAAGTAAGCGCCTGAAGTTCTGCGATATCTTCAATTTGAGTTGACCACTCAAAGTGCTTATTAATAACTACTGCTGTATCAGTCGCTGTATCAGTAACATAAGTAACTGCAGTATCTTTAACTTTCGCACTTGCGGCGTTACGACCCGGTGTTGGGATGTGGATAGTATCGCCTTTTTTACCTGAGTGGTTTAGGTTACGAACTAGATTAGCCGCAACAAGGTTTGCTTTGTACGTCGCAACAACTTCATCACTCCAAATTTCAGGAATGAACGCTGCTGCGGTCGTGATTGTCATATTTGCCATTTCAATTAACTCCTATAAGTCATATTAGCATTTTATTAAACAACCCTACCTTCTGCATAAGCCGCATAGATTTCATCTTGTAGTGACTCATACCGATTAGGGTTTTCCATTTTTAAGCGAATTAGGTCAGCACGTCTAAACGTCTTACCTCCTTTGCCTGAGCCTGAAGATGTTCTCGATTCTGCTGTTCCTGCTTTAAGCGCTTCTTTTCTTTCTACTTCTGCTTTCTCTTTGACTTCTTGCGTCTTACTAATCATTGACCTATCTTTCCAGTTGGTCAGTAACTCGTTAGCTGCATCAAAGTTATAAGCGTCAGCCGCTTGAAACATTTGCATACGAATCGGACTATCTTGTACCCATTCCTGAAATGCCTTGTCTTGTACAACTTCAGTAAAATCAGGATGTGTTTGTTTCAATCTTGCTTCAGCTCCAGCTTGTGCTTGTTGAGCTTGAAACTGTTGAAACTCTTGAAACTTAGGGTGATTTTCAATCATATCGTTGACCGCTTTATTAGGGTCATCGAAAAAATCTACATCATTATCTTTAGTTTCTAATGGAGTGTTATCTTGTGGATTTTGCTGTCGAGAGACTTCAGCTTGTAGGAAACTATCTGATAATTTTCTTAGCTCTCCAACTTCCTGTGCCTTACGACCTAGTTCCTTTTCGAGGTTAGTATAACTATCTATAATTTCTTCTGTTGACTTTCCGGCAAACTTAGAAGGTATTTCTGAACTTTCTGTGGCTTTTGAAGCATCTACTGCCTCAGCAACTTGGTCCATAACTTCTTCTGCTGTTGTGTCTGTTATCGTACTGTCATCTATATTTGAAATTTCTACATCTGCTGGTACTTGTGTCTCAGCGTCCACTACTATATTACTCATAATTGTCATTCTCCGCCCCTCTCAGGGTTATGAAGTTAAAAAATGGTGGGGCTATATGTCTAGTTCTTCCACCGCTTGTTTAGTTGTCGTTTCTAAAGCTATAATCTGCCTTAAAATTGACAACTGACCCTTAGCGAACCAAAGGTCTTTCTCAGACTCTGCTGAGTCTAATTTATTATAGATTTCTTCGAGATTTTTTAGTTCTTCAACTAAGTCTCTCCATCCATCTTGTTCTATTAAATCTTGTCTAGCCCTATAAAACTGTTTAGTTTGGTCGTCTAAGTGCGTTTGCATAGTTTAGAGCTGTCTCCGATTTAAGATGTTCTACTTCAGGTATGTTTCTAGCTGTCTCTGAATACTGCTTTTCTATATCAGCTTTCATTTTTTCTAGTTCCATCATTTTCTTCTGTAGACCCATAATTCTTTCTTGTACGTCTAATTCATTTTGTGGCTGTGATGACCCTGCGTCTGCTTGGTGCTTCATAGCTCTAGCTTGTTCTTCCTGTGCCTCTGCTAATGTCTTCTGTATATCAGCCTGTAACTGCTGAATTTGCAGTTCTTGAGCCATCTGTTGCATCTGCTGCTGTTCAGGATTAGGCTGGAAACCCTGCATAAGTGATTGTACCACTTGGTCTCTATTATGGATACTAGAGTTCTGAAAGATAGCTAACAACAGGACATTGAAAGCTGGAGAGTCTTTCGGAATTGACTGGAGCATTTGTACCATTTGCTGCATTTCAAGCTCTTTAGCCATAATACCCATAGTAGAGTAGGGTACGAACTTATAATCAGTAACAGGATACCTGTCTACGTCAAATTGTATCTTTCTCCACATACTCTTATTAATCATAGGTATGAGGAATGTATTTTGGAAGTTCATTAGAGTACGTTTCTGTCTCTTAATGCTCGCAGACTGAACCATTGACATACCACTAGATGTAGCTCTATCCGGAACACCCATATCCGCAGAACCAGTACCCATCTGAATCATATTTTGCAATGAAGCAAACTGATTGTAGGTATTTTGGTCTGTCGAACCTAGAGTTAGAGGCATAAGTGCTTGCCTTGGGTCTCCATTAGTAAGGATAGTCTTACCGGGACGGACTTCTAGCTTGATGCCTCTCGGTAGTCTAGTAGCGTCTGCGGCAATCATTGGTGTAGTAGTGAGTGCTAAGGAGTCAATCCTAGCTCTCATCTCTGCATCTAATGCTTTTTGCGGGTTATACCCCTTCTCACAAACCCCTCTCCCCCAAAACTTGTTTGGGACGATGTCGTGTTGATAGCTTACAAAAGGTCTATCATTCATCATAAACGGATTCTCTTCCGCTCTTAGTATATATTCATCATTTGCTAGTGTAACGACAGCTTCGACTAGTTCATCTTCATCATAATCAAAATCATCATTGTCTTCTTTAGCATTTAGGAACTTTCTAGGTACTCTACCCCAATACTCAGATAATTTAATCTTATCTGTAGCGTCCATAGCCATATAGTCAGGGTCATAACCTAGTCCTACTTCTTCTGTATTTGCCGGTATTTCAAGGTTTCTGTATATACCCTTATCCATCCCATCAGCTACAACATAACGTGGCTTATAGACCTCGTGAACAACTCCTAGTGCCTCATTAATACTATTAGCACTTGGGTCGATAAGAAATTCTTTAGGGGATACTGCTTCTAGCTTTACCTCAACCTCAGGATACTCTTCTATCTGTCTTGTCGTTGTAAGTGTGCCTTCTACTGGCATCTCTACTGGACGTCTTTTAATGTTCTCTTGGGTGATAATCTTAGCAATACCTGTACCGTATACAGCACCGTTAAGAAATACCTCACATAGAGCATCTTTACATCCTGCACCCTCTAAATCTTCCTGTAGTAGGTTACGAATGTACTCT